GTAGCTAGGAGTGCTGTGGGCCATTATAATTTACAAAAGCATTGACTTCGGTCCCAAGGGGTCCGCTCGGCCCTTAAACAACTGAGCGTGGTGAATTCGCCGGTGGAAACTGCAGTTGGCAGCGTTTGTTCGCAGCGTGAAGCGTTCGAAAGTGTGTATGGCAAATCAGTAGGATGTGCTCACACCCTCCTCGGGTGGTTAACGCGTAAGCTAAGAGCATCCTGTTGCGCCCGTAGCTGGGTTGGGGTCCGTCTGGACCAAGAGGTGGTACGCTTCCGCCATAAGGGGGCCCGGTGCCAGTCCGGTGAGAGGGTTATTCCCGACACCTGGTCGTGGGGTTGCTGCCCACAAGCAGGCGTGGAGGTCTCTTTTCGTTTGCTTTGCTCATCCACAAGAGTAAAAGCATTCACCCCAAAAACGAAAGATGGATCAAAACACTTGGACATACTTCGCACGATACAAGCCATCTTTCTTTTGGGAGTTCGTCATGGAAATGGGCGCCACCAACCAGGAGCACCATCTCATAAAACTTTGGATGAAAAGACTTTGGTCTTTCATGATTCCGGAGATTTTGTGGGATTGGTCCTGTGGGGTGACAGAACCCTTGTACTTGCGCATACAAAGGCGCAAGGGGTGATTGGATACGAGTTTGTCTTTTGGGACTTTCTCGTTGGCGTTGTTGTCATCCCCGCAATCACGTACATGGTTCTAGGTGTTGCCACTGCGGTAGCTGTGTACTCCATTCGGAGTACCTACCGGAACACCTTTGTCATTCTCGAATTTCTTGGTTGGTTCGTCTTTCTCCTTTCGGCTCCCTTTTATTTTGTTTTGTCTCTGCCCGTCATCCTTGGCCGTGGGCTGGCCTCATTACTCTCTTCCCCCCACACATTCTTATGGGTATATAGATGTGTGGCCTTTCTCTGGCGGTTACCCACCCTTCCTTTCCGACTCGTCCTGGAGTTGTATTGGTTTGTGGTGGAAGTGCCGTTTCTCTGCGCTGCGCTGTTGCAGCGATTCAGATATCCTTCAGGTGTACCTCTTGCATCTGAGCAAGGTCGTCTCGCGAGGGGCGATTTCGTGGCCGTCGGTTCTGGACGCCGGCGCGCCGCACGAGAGGGTTTGGCGCATGTAAGCGCTAGTGGTGCGTTATCGCACGTGCCACGCCTCCGACCTCGTGGCCGTGCTACATGCATGGCCCAAGATCTGTTAGAAGGACCGGTGGGTTCTGTTGGAAAGTTTTTCCGTGGGCGGTGGACACCAGACCTCCCTGCGGATCGACGTTCCCCAGTACTCAACGCACTGATAACAGCGTCTGGGTCCGAGGTGAAGCTCCTTGGGTGTGGAGCAGTCCATTCAACGGGCAGGAATCCGACACGCTACCTGTATGTAGTTGTGGAGGACTCTCAGGGGGAGCGACAGTTAATTCTGCCAACGCTCTCTTCCCGCCTAAACCAGTACTCTTTCCTGAGAGAGAGTAATCCAGATCTGCTCCGTGGGCTTCGAGCCCGGGCAGTTGATTGGTTCAAGAAAAGCGAGTTGCCAGCCTGGTTGGGGGATTTAGTTCTCCCAACAGCTGTGGCCAGGGCTTGCTTACAAACCTCGGTTGATCGCCAAGCGCGATCGATTCTGGATGCCGCTGGTAAAGCATCCCTTCTCTCCGACAGCGAATAGAAGGGCCCCGTTGACATGCCGGGGGTCTGTTCAGAGGTGCAACCCACCTCTGTCGTTCCCTTTGGGTCCCTGGACCTGGGCACTGTTGATGTGGGCTCTTGTCAGGAGAGTCGTAGGTCGATGAGGACGTGGTGGCCGAATCCAGTTGAAGGTGCGTGGATTCCTCAGGTGCACAGGGCGTGTGCACACAATGAAGTGGAGGCGCTGAAGTTGCGCCTGTTCGGGACTGGTATACCACCTCAGGTCTTTCAGGATGTATCTGATGAGATCAAAGATGTGGTCACCCGACTTTGTATGCTAAGTCGTAGATACAATGAGGGTGCCTGGTCTCTCGAAGCAACAGCCAATTCCTATACCGGGCTGTTGCGGCGACGATACGTGGAGGCATGCATCTCTTTGGAGGAAGAACGTTGGAACTCCAAAGACGCGAGAGTCAAGGCTTTTCTAAAGGCTGAGAAGATAAATGTGGGTCCGAAGTGGGCGAAACCAAGGATGATCTGTCCTAGATCACCTAGATACAATCTTTCGCTTGCTAGCAGACTCAAGCCTTTCGAACATTGGCTCTGGGGAAGATTGGATGCAAAGCAAATTCTGCGTGGAGGGACGGGTAGACTTGTGGCGAAGGGGTTGAATCCGAGGGAGAGGGCGAACTTGATCGTTAGAAAGTTCGCGGCTATGGGTGATTGCGTGGTGTTTGAGGCCGATGGCAAGGCGTTCGAGGCGCATGTCGGCCGAAGTCAATTGAAGCAGGAACAGCGGGTCTATCAGGCAGCTTTCCCGGGTGACCGGGAATTGGTGCAACTGCTGTCCCATCAATTGGATCTTCGGGGTAGACTGAGCTGCGGGGGAAAGTTTGAAAGGCAAGGTGGGAGGGCATCAGGAGACTTCAACACTGGTATGGGTAACACCATCATCATGTTGGCTGTGGTTGTTGCTGTCATGGAGTCGTTCGGAGTAAAATTCGACATCCTTGTTGACGGTGATAACTGTTTGGTCTTCCTGGAGCGATCCTCACTCCAACTTGTCATGGCAGAC